CTTCTTACTTATGGCTAACGCAAGAGCTGGCGAACAAATGGAGAAAATCATGGTTTTACATGAAAGGAGAGAGGTGATAAGGGATCCTACTCACGCGGCGCTAATTAAAGCAACACACACGGATTCGGGATGTTATCTCACTCTCAATCACTTTCTTTCCAACCATAATTTTCATCATTATACCAGGACAGAAAGTAATTCTCGAACATTTACTCTGTCTTACGACCGGTTTAAGCTGTTTTCCTTCAGCGGTCTTAGTTTTTAAACTAAGATGGACTACTACACTAATAAAGGTAATCCAAATAATAATTTCTGCATTCACTGAATCAAAATTATTAAAAACAACAGGCAGTCTTTTCCGGACATACAACGGTGGGTTTCATCTTTACATTAGAGAAACACCTAACAACGCATATTTCATCACAATAGGTAGAGTTATGAAAACACATTTTATGTGAACCTAAAAGTTTTGCTTATTCTCGAAACAAACTTTAAAAACAACGGGAGTCTGTCATCTACTGACGGTAGCAGCTCTCCACTGCATTACCCCTGAAAACCCAGTTTTCTGGTGTAGAACCCTAGCTTTATATAAAAGCTTAAAAGATTGATCCTTCTACTTATCAATCAAAAGATTAAATAGCAACTACACGTAATTGTCCTGTGATAGTCGTGGTTCCGGCTCCAAAAATACAAGTACCTTGCAACGCTAAAGTTGCATTAGCTGCACCTGTTGATGAAGCAAAAAGACTTCCATCCAATTGCACTTGTGTAAGTGCAGGACTACTAAAAACTGGATGGGAAACGGAATTAATTGGACTAAGCGTCAAACCAGCACCAGCTGTATAATTAAGCTGCTCAACAGTTTGATTGGCACCTCCATTTATAAAATTGGAGATTACGTCAATCAAATAATTACCTGCAGGAAAAGAGACAACTCCTCCATTGACAGTTAGACCTAAACCATTAGTGTCGAACGTGTCAAGAGTAATTTGTCCAGCAGCACCACTCCCTGGAGTGATGCCTGTTGCTGAATGAATAACACTAACGGATAAATTAGTTGGTGCAGTAGTTGCCTCCAGAACGGGCTTTTCAAATCTTACGGTATAACTAACATGCAATTCTCCAACTTCACCATTAACTGTCACTCCCTGCGTGGCAATATTAAAATTCCCAACATCATAAGTCTTGATATCAGTTGCACCTGGTAATCCAGCAATCCTAACATATCGTGCGATAGTTGAAGGATGTGCCAAATCACGAGGGTTCAAAGACAAACCAAAAGATTGGCTTGACATAGCATCAGCATGTGGAACAGTATCCAACATCTGCTGCTTATTTGTGGGGGCAGGATCACTAGCATCAAAATCAACACTCATAACAACTTTTCCAGATGAGCCAGCAGTATTGAACTCAGAAACCTCTTTCTTATAAATAAAATTGAGGCGAGTAAAAGTATACTTCTCAAACCTGGATGCGATAGTAGCTAACCAAGGGAACAAAGTAGCATTCCCAGGATTAATCGCAAATTGAACATTGTTGAAGTTAGGTTGATTTGCAACAGTAACAGCGGCGACAAACTCGCTCTCAGACACGGTCATGGAATTCTTTCCCATAGACCGGCCACGCGTGTTACCTATACCAACAATACCTCCTCCATTCAAACGGGCACCTCCTCTTTTCTGAGGATTTCTCCGCTTACGTCGCGGCGCTCCTTGCGCTGCAACACGTTTCACAGTAACTTTACCAGCTTTTCTAGGCTGGCGAGGACGACGCTGTGTTCTCCGTCTACCTCCTTTTCCTTTCGGGGTTTTCACCGATAAGTTCTGATTCATACCAAACTTATCAGGCTTTTTAATCTTTCTCACGTTTCCTGATCTACGAAAAGAATTTCTTCTTTCCGGTGAACAAAGTGTATAACTGCTCATCAGTTAAGATACTAGCTTTCGCTGATATCCACCGAGCATCCTCACACAACACATCATCATATGTGTGGAGCAGCCACTCTATAAACTGTCGGCAAAACCTCCGATAAGACAAATCGGTCCAACCAATTTGCATCAAATTCGTAACTCGTTGCAATGACGTCTCAGGCGTCAAATGCAATTGTGGAGCATAAAATAAAGATTGCATTAATTTATTCCTATCATACAAAGGAACAGCAATACCATCTATAAAAACAGTATGTGCAGAAAGAAAATCCAATTCTTCTGCCATCCGGGGTTCTAAACTATCAGTAGTTGTCGTAATACCCAATTTCTTCCACACTTCAATAACAGTAACGCCATTATAAAAAGTATGCGCGTAATCTGAAACTGTCCAGGTGTTATCATCACCCAACAAGGCTTTCGCAGTATGGTCCTCAAAGGACTTGTAATTGCACATATCAGTGCCTTTGGATTTTTGTATCCAAGCAAAAGCCATGATCCAGTAAAGGATCAAAGTATTATCAGAAACTGTATTAACAGATCCCGAAGGATTTCCTAATTTCTTTAACAAAAGGATTCCCTCAGGGGTTAACAACAATGTATTTACCAAGTTTCTGTAATAAGTACGAATTCTTCGTAAGTTTTCAAGAGTTTTGTCTTCTTCTCTAAGACACTCCCAACGAAACTTACCACATCCCCACATCAAAAATGAACGCAAAGATGAATCATATTGTGATTCATCCAGGGCATAGCCTTTCTTAAAAACATTCAATTTCTTAAACAATCGGTCCCAGTTTCCTTTTAAGGGGGTCATTCCGATTGCCGAAGCAGTCTTCAGATGTGAGTCATACATTTTCTCATTCATATTGGCAAACAGACGTGTTCCATGAACAGTGGCATCTGTTGCACCAGCCGCAAAAGTACGGAGTGAATTCTCCTGAATCTTAAGCTCCGGCCTCAATTCTTCCTTCAATGATGAAGAGAAAATTGTTGTCCAATTAGGATCTGAAGCAAGAACATCCCAGTCCTTCTCCAACCACTCAGTTATCGTGGGATCACTATCGAACAACTCGCGTTTTGTAGTATACAATTGGTTAAAAGGACAACCACTAGACGTACTCATATCAAGACGTTGAATCGCCTCTTCAAGACTGAGTATTCTAGAATTTTGCATATATGGTGAAAATTGACGCGACATCCACTCCCAAGCGTGATTTAAATCTCCAATGTCTTCTTCAGACATTAGCACTTCTGCTTTGCCATATTTGGCAAGGGATTTATAAGCTGCAGCTTGATTAGGAGCAGGTAAATTCCATTCAGGTTTAATCTGAAGGTTTTTCTTATCAATATAAACCTTCACCTGAGGATCAGGACCTCGCTTATTTTTATAGCGAGGAAATCGGTTACAAAAACCAACATTCTCAAAGAACCGTTGATTTATCCACTCTTCATGATCCTCAGAAATCCATCCACTTCCCCAAATTTTCTGGCATCCTCCAGGCATCACATATTGTTCAGGATACCTTCGCCAGAATTCTTTATTTTTCTCAACCAATTCTAGTGGGAGGGGGGGCGCAACTGAAAATCCGAACCCAAATGCAGCTTGTTTGAACCAAGCTTTGCAAATTCGATCATCTGTTGTGTTACAACTTCAAACTTTCCAAATGTTTTCCCATTTCCATGTGTCCAAAAACCGACTATCTTACCGTCAGTATCCAACACTGGGGCTGTGCAATCTCCATTCCGAGTAGGAGCATTACACCAGCCCAATGGGCTTGCGAATCCCATGACCGAGTCAGGTTGAATCGCATCACCGTTTCCATAACCAAAAACCGTTACAATAGAGGCATCCTCTAACACTTTTAAACTTGAACATTTAAAAGGTGAGGGGTAACCATTGACTTTAAAACAGGCCAACTGATCTCCAACTACCATCATATCACAACCCTTAAAATTAAAGGTATGTTTATGGTTTACAGCTCGATAAACAATATCTAAGTTTTCAGACAGCGCATGCAAAACCACCCACATTTTATCACCAACGTGAGTAGCAGTACACAAATAGGTTTCCACATCCCCATCAATTTTAAATAACTTGTAAATTCCTGTCGAAAGGATACTAGTGTTAAAAGATTGGGGGGCCAACTTTTGTGCTTTCTTTGCAGCAGTTAAAAATGCAACAACATCACTTGCTTTTGCCTGAATAGGCTTTCTCGAGGCCTGAATTCTTCGTCGAATCTCAGGTTCACTCGTCTTCCTTACGGAAGGAATCAACACAGTTGAATGGGGCCTAAGCTTCCTATGCTTAGCTTCATGTTCATGTTGCTTGGTTTGCCTATCTTTTCCAAATTTTCTTTCTGGAACGTGCGTTTGACTAGATTCCCAAAAGGCCTTATCATCACCTTCTTCTTCAAACTCATCACTGGCTTCTTCAAACAACTCATCATCCAACTCTGGATCTCCTGACTGAATAACAAATCTTTTCTTTCCATTTCTACGGTTACTTCGATTTACTCCACGCCCTCGCTTTGTTTTTCCTTTACCTTGGGTGCTAGCCTGAAGAATTTCATCTTCTTGGGCTGTAATATCTCCTCTCTTATACGGAGACGCAGCTCCCATCTTGGCGTTTGCCCACAACAATATGATCGTAAACAATAGTCCTTTGATAATAACTTTCTTGTTATTTTGCCAAAGAACCTTGGCAAATTGCCAGTACATATAAGGCTTCCACCAAATAGTACCAAACAATAAACGAGTTGGATTCATTGCAGTCTCACGGATGCGCTTCATATTGCGTTCACGTGTCTTGGTCCGCTCAATGCGTTCCTCAAAACAAACATCACATTCATCATCTGCTTGAACAAAAGGGGCTCTTTCTTCTTGAGCTTGCCACTTCTTAACATTTTCTGCATCAAAAACAATAGGCTGAGACATTACATCAACAGCCTTGTTAATATCACGCATTATATCATTCGGGTCAGGACGATAAAACTTTCTTAGATGTTCTGGAGTATCCATAATTTCCCAATAAAGCCAGTAACACTTCTCTTTCAAAAAGTAATATCCTGTATCAAGCGAGCATAAAAATGACTTCCACAAGAAACCAGATTTAAACATTGGTTGCATTGAACACTCAGGATCTTCTTCATAAGCTTGTGGGTCTAAATACTTTACCGTAACTTCCTTCTCAAACTTCGGGCCCTCTTTAGGAGGGTCAACAAAAACGGGAATATTAGGTGAAACACAATCCAACTTGATTATCTCTTCCTCTCCTTCATCCGTAAGCTGAAGGTGTCCATGAATAATTTTATGCAAATCTTCATCACACTCTTCCAATGAAACAGGTTTATCTTTACTAGATTCTCCTGTCTTGGCATAAACTTCAGCCTTCTTTGTATCAACAAATGCAGCATAGTCTGGTCCACTATCAGTAGACCATCCATCACGATCCTCTCTATCATCGTCAACTAAGACAATTTTTGATTTCTTTGGAGGTTCACCAGCATTAAGCATGGCATCCATAAAGGAATCCAGTGATGGAAACATTGCATTACCAAACAATATTGGGGCAGGTTTTCTCGCATATTCATTTGCAATGAAAGGTAAAAACTTTCTATGCGGCATACGACGTTTAACACCTGTAAGGCTTTTAACGGTCCATTCAACTTCCATCTCATCATCAACTTCAGTGTCAGCCCATATTTGGTAATATGATTGCTTTTGTCGTGGGACATACTCTTTGCGCGCATCATCCACACGAGCCCATGTATCATCCTTATCTTGCATTCTAGGTTTAGCTTTGGTTACAGGAGTTTTTCCTTTATTAGGCAAATTCTCAACTTTAACTTTAACTTCTACGCTTTCTTCACTAGAAGAAGATGGTGAAGCTGACTTCTTTTTCTTATCAGGTTGCTTCATCTTAGAGGCAACACTCTTCACTTCATCTAAGGCATCATCAAGGTCATCAATTTCATCTTGATTGGCACAATGGTTTCTAAACTCATCGGCGGTTTGTGGTAAATCATCAAAAGTGACCTCCCCATCAAACCATTTCTTAACCCATGACATAAACCATGATACATAGGGTATACGACTTAATAGTGCTAAAAAGGGTTCAATAATTTTTAGCACTTTCTTTGCACCCATTATAGGGGCAAGGGCCAGGAGACAAAAGGACAATAATCCAGTCAAAAACATTCCTGTTCTATTCGCATCTTTGCGAAACCCTTGTGGAAGCATCGGAATTGATGCTAATGAAACTGTACTAGATTTAAACAAACCAAATACTCCACACAAAGAACCAAGGGATTGTAATACAAGGGAAGCTCGTATATACCACGTAACTGAGTCTTTAAACTCTGTAAATTCCGTTGCGGTAAATTTCTTCCCACTCTTGTATTCCTTCTGGAGAAATTTCTTTCCAGACTTGTATTCGGAAAACAAGAATTTTTGCATTTTCCTGACTTCAACACCACCAAACCGAACTAGTGTTATAAAACTAGTTATTATAAAGTATAATGCATATGCCAAGCCAAACACTGCAAAGGCAACCAAAAACGTGAGTACATAATTATAGGTTGCTACAGATTCTGCAATAACCATTTCTGGTGTGCGTTGTGCAGTGGTTTGTCCAATCAAACTAATGAGCATTAGGAATCTAAAATTATCAATGGTTATAATTCCATTATCAGATATTTTAACACAATTCCTAAAAATCTCCCCCATAGCCCGGGGCGTAAAGCCTTCCGGTAACTCTTCACAGTCTTCTACTGTAAATAATTCATTTTGTTGAACTTCCGCGTCAACAGCTAGTAGGGTGGAAACCTCCTTTGGATCAGTTTC